CTTTCTTTTTCTCCATCTTTCGGCAGCAGGTGTCAATTTAGTGTCGTAAGTTGAAGATAATTGTGATAAACGTTTTCTGGTAATATTTATTAGTGCATCAGTTACTTTTATGTCATATTCGGTAAAATTACCAATACCTATTTTGTCAAACTTTCTTAGTTGCTCCTTATAGAAGTTAACCATTGAGAGTCTTGAATTATATAGCGGTCCTTCCATTATTCTTTCTCCTTATTTGTTTATTTGTTTTCTAAATCTACTAGTTGCTGTAGTGATGAATGTTTACTAAAATCACGATCATCTACAAATCTTCCAGAAAACTTTGTCCTTCTTTCAATACATGAAGAACATTTACAAAAAGCTAATCTTGATTCACAGGGGAGACAATCACAATCATAATAATGATTTGTTAATCTATTGCATTCAAATCTACCCTTCATTTTTTCTCCTTTCATAAGAAATTCTCTTATTATAGATTAATCCGTTAAATTTATGGGGGAGATCATGCAAATTGCATTCCGACGTGACTCCCCCGTCTCTTAGGTTTTCACCCAATTACTTAAAAGCCCAAAACAATATAAACATAACAATTTTGTCAAATAGCCATAGTAATATTAATATCGTTAATTTTATATCATTTGTAAAGAATTTCCTCTTAGGATAAGGCGTTTTCACTAACATTACTGTATGAATTCATCACCTTTTGCTAACTTACGCAGCACATAATCCCTCAAATCTTCATCTTGCGTATCAAGGAAATTAAGTAGTAACATATAGTTCTCATTAGTAAGAGGTCCTTTACGTGTATTACACCTACCACATATAAATTGTAGGTTTTCTGAAGAGGATTCGCCGCCCATGGAAAGCGGAAAAATATGATCGCATGCAATGTTTGAAACTTCTAGGCGATTAGTACAGTATCTGCACTTCTCGCCATAGCAGTCCAGCAACATATTGCGTATCTCTTTGAGCTCAATAGCATAGAGAACTTCATATTCTTTACTGCGTCTTTTTAACGAAGACTTAAGCGTGCATGATTTCTTCATAAGACGATGAAATATCTTCTTAGAATGATTACCATGTATCTTTTTCAGGATGGTTTCGAATTTAAGCTCCCATTCTGTTAATGCAGTCTTCCGTTTTTTAGCCAGAGCGGCTTTCCTCTTCGTATTCATTATTCTGCTATAACCTCTTGATATTTAGTAGGAAGAGGTATTTCTCGTACTGCTGCGCGCATGGGTTCATGATGAATAAGTATATATTTGGCAAATTTATTACCCTTGCCGTTATCTACTGTTTTTGTATCAATTATGAAACCTTGCTTTCGTAGTTCAAATATCCTAGCGCCTAGCCTAAAACAACCGAATTTCTTTAACGCCTCGATTGGCGTTATGCTATGGCCGTCAAGCAGATGCTGTAATATCTTGCTGTTCTGAGTCCTTTTGCGTTTTCTTGCCATCTTTTCTCCTTGTTAAGGTGAATGTTACTTCCCTATTACCAATACCAGCCATATAGCTAGTATATGAATGCTCATCATTTTCAACTCTTTGCTTTCCGATTTTAAAATACCTGAGGAACAACATCATTTTGCCTCCAGGTATATCTACGTTTAGTTTGTACATCTTCTTCATCATATTCTCCTTAATCGAAAGCTAGGACGCCATTCCAAGTCCACTTCAAAGAGTTCACCATCAGTATTCTTGTACATTTCCAGATGTTTAGCATTACTATTGGCTTGGCCATTAAGACCAATAACCTTTCGTGATGCATTTTCAATTGCACCGCTGCCTTTACCTGCATATAGATCAAGAATTTCATTACGACTATAATCTCTGCTTACCTGCGATACTTGGATTATTATGACATCATTGTTAACAGCCATGCTTGATAAACTATGCGATATATACTTTACTTGTTCATATTCTCCTCGTATATTTGGAGGTGTATCAACAAGATCAATATAATCAACAATTACCATTGCTGGCTGAAGTTCTCTTATCTTTTCTTGTATCTGAGCTATCGTAGGTGGAACCATTTGAACAACTAAGTGAGATAATAACTCCCTATGCTCTTCATACAGTTCTTCATAATTATCTTCAACTGTTTCCTTATCTTCACCAGAAATAATTTGTAGATTTCTTCTATGCATTACCCAATCTGCAAGCTCCAACGATAGAAATAACGTTGGTATTTGACAATCTGGGAGTACACAGTCATTCTGAAAATCAATTCCTAATGCAATGTTCTGCGCTAGTGCTGTCTTTGATGAGCCTGTAGGCCCGAATATGGTCACTAATTCACCAGGATATATTCTGGTATCCATGTCCGTTAATCCAAGCATACGTGCTATATTTACAGTCTTACCCCTAAAATCAGTAGTAAGCCGTGCTCTTAGCGATTCCTGCAGCTCATCAACACTTTTAACATCTATTAAATAATCTTTGCGTTTAAAGTATACACAATTTGTCTTGCAATGTTCTTTCATCACTACATCACCGCAGCTGTATTTATATGCACCATTGTATACATCATCAACTAATCGAATGATTTCATCTTCAGGAAGACTATTGTTGTTCCAATAGAGTGTCATCATTCCCGCATATTCTGTAGGGATGCCATGTCTTCTAAAATGTGAAATAATTCTCATTGCAGTATGATGCCTGCTGCTCTCAATTGGCCCCATTGTTAGCATTTCCTGCACACATGGGACTATTTGATGAGGGCTTGCTGCTGATGCCATAAGTTCAGCTCGTGGTAGTGTTTTTACTACAAAGTTCTTTAGTTCTAGTTTATTTTCAAGCTTTCTGTATGAGAAATCAAGCCTCTGCTCTTTTGCCATCATCATGATGTCACTGGCTTCATGTCCCCATAGTTCTTCCACTGTAAGGGGTATTTTGTATAGCCCGCTTTTAGAATTAAGCGTATGTGCTACTCTATAGATACCTGTTCTCATGAATATTGAAGTGTCAATTTCATTATTAGGGAACATTTTCTTTACAGTTTCTTTTACATGCATATGCAATTCGTTGCCTTCTTTAAAGCCGAATGCTGCATTTGGTATGACAATATGATAGCCTGTACCACTGAAGAAGGGTAATAACCCAGTATCTTTGTCGAGTCCATTAGCATCAAGTTGGAGAACTGCTTCTTGAGCTTTCTCATGTGTAAGCTCGCTAGAATTAGTTCCTTTATCAATGTCAAGTACTACATTATCTATATCACGCATCCCACTGAAACCTTTAAGACTCCCAGTTCTGGACACATATTCCATTGCATCATTTCCATATAGATATATTGATCTGAATAATTGCCTATCTTCAGTGATAAGTTCTACCAGTTTGTGCCTGGCGATGAGACGCCCCCTGTTACGGGGGCTATCTATCGCAACTTCAATCAGACGATTCATTAAAGCGTTTCTATTCCAGCAGCTTCAACATGATCAGTAGGGCTAGCAGTGGCCTCTACTGTGCCGTTCCCTATATGGGCAACGTCATCAGCTGTTGCTTCTTTAATATGTCCTTTCTTTGTTAAGAAATTAATATCATTGGTAATATTACGCTTTCCTGCTACTGTGTTTGCGGCTAATTTTGGCCAAACCTCTTCATAAACTTTTCCACCTGGCTTACTTGGTCGCTTTTTATATACATATGCTAAGTACTCGAACTTCGGGTCATCATCAGGAAATTTACCAGTATGGATAAAGTTATCATTTAGATATTTCTCAATATCTTTGATTTCTTTGCCATCATGTGTTTCCCAATCACCCTGTACGGTTACACCAGCACGGCATCCGATGATATCGAATATTCGATACATTCTGTTAAGAACACTGCCACCGGTTATATTGCCTTCATGGTCGCGATCTAATGAACCAGCAATTTTCATTGCTCTTTCAAAGTCGCTACCTTCCACCTTTAAGGTTATTCTGATATAAATATCAGCCCAATCCCACTTACTTGATTCATCAGTGAATGCTACAATACCTACTGGCTGAATGCCAATGAATTTTGAATCACTACGTTGAGCTGACGCTGGTCTGAATACTGCCATTTTCTTTAATCTCCTTATATTTCTTTACGGTTTCGAGTATTGTTTTATAATCAAACAGCAATTCTTGCTGAGATAATGGCTTCAATCTGCTACCAATCATTCTTTCTTCATAAGAGCGGAAATTAATATAATAATGTCCATCATTCTTAGTAGCCGTTGTGTATCCTATTACATCAGATCGAGCTAATAATCCAGATGCTAAACCTCTTGGCAATTCAGGTCCTATTTGGCTTTTGCCATCTACAACCGTAGTTTGCTTACTATGACTAATCATAATGAGAGTTGCATCATGCTTCTTAACTAATCCTTGCAGTTTCTCTACTATTGTGGTAACTCTCTGGCGAGACCTACCCCAATCTGCACCCCATTCGGCATCACCCATTGCTTTTGTACCAAGTTCGGCACATACAATGCGTTCAACCCAACTATTTAACGAATCCACTGTATCAATAACAATGGTATCATAAGGAAGTAATTCCCAATCTGTGGATAACCATGTTAATACTTCAGCAAAAGAATAGACTGGCATTGGTTTGCCTTTATCCTTTCCACCTCTATATTTGTATCCACGATCCAGGGGAGGGATTGGTTCATACTGGGGGCTTCCATCTTTTGTTAATACTTTGCCTTCTTCGTCCTTCAGCTCGCGCATAGGAGGATTAAGTGACGTGATTGTCACTCTGTTTGCACCTTCGACAAAGTCTGTCCCTTGCTCTGTATCAAGCATTAGGACTCCCTTAGAGCCTTTCGTACTCCAAGACGCTGCTGCGGTAGTCTTCCCCGTCTTCGGCTGACCTATGAAGTACCACGTCAGACCGCTGGGAAGTCCCTGTGACCACTTCACGGCCACTTTGCTGACTTCTACCATCTTGCTTTTCTCCTTTTTTGTTTAGTATTAGCCCTTCTTTTTTAAAAGAAAAGGGCGATAACGACACCCAAATGTACTGCCAATATTGCATGTGATGCAAGCAATTAAATGCTTGAGCAAGACCCATACCCGATACAACTGAGGCTGTAAATATGGTATGTTTTGCAGTACATTCTTCATCTCTAATGGAAGTTGAAGGTTTCCAAGTATCAACATAATTGTTGTGCTCTGGAGTAACACTTATTATTTCCATTGTTAATGCTCCCATTCTCATATCTACCAGTATACCATTGTTATTGTTATACCAATCCAGGTATACAGAGTAACGAACTTCCATATTGTCTGGTGCCATCATTACGGCTGGTGATAGATATTTTCCCTGAACCCACTCTTCATTATGAGCGAATATCTTTACAGATTTATTATAAAGCTCAGCTTGGTTCTTTGCTGCCTCAACTTTAGGTAATCCAAGATATTTCTCAGGATAAGTAGTAGTGCTCAAGTTATGAGGCTCTAAGTTGTCAAAATCCCATACATGTATTCGCTTAAAACCCATAATAGCTGCATTCATAACGAGAGCACTTCCTACACCCCCTGCCCCTATAATAGTAAGTTCATCCAAATAGGATTGGTTAATTAAAGTACTATTTCGTAGATATCTACCCGCAGCCAAAGCTGGCGTTCCAGTCTGCAATTTCGTCTGCATTGTCCCGTTCCTCCATATATTTAGCGTGAATAGCATCTACTTCATCAGGCTTAAAATGTGAGCCTAATCGATCTACTTCCTTTTGAAAGTCAGCATCATCCATAAAACCCATTTCAAGAGCATCAATTGCAATTTCATACCTTTCTTTTGGGTCTTTGGCTTTATCGAGTTCTTTCTTGACTTGATCATCTGTAACTCCAACATTATCAATACATTCTTCAATCGGCTTTACAGTTATATCATAGTTACCTTTGTCATCAACTGAAGCTAAGGGCTGTCCACCTGCCTCAACAATTCTCTTGGCTTTAGTTTTTTGCTCCCAGTCAAGTTTATTAGTTATTTCTATAGGTAGACCATATATACGCTCATGATAATCTCCTGGATTCCATATAGATACTTGATTTCCATAGCTAGTAGTTCCATAATTAGTAGTATATCCTTTTTTCTTTCTATGCCTATCATAGCGTTTTTGGATAGTATCAGCTTCTTTTACCCATTCATCATCTTCTTCGATATCTATATCAATTTCAATATCACTTGCTGCAAACATATGAGGTTGACGCCATTGATCTAAATATGATATCGCAAAAGCATGTTCTTCTTTACCACCATTTGCTACTACCAGGGATGGATATCCAACTTCATTAGCATTATCTGTTAGTGCTTGCTTATCTGTACTACTAAAGAACGCTCCCATAGTATGATGACTATGGATATTCCCTTGATACATCTTTAAAAGCTCTGGATGTACTTTGTAAAGCTTCTTTGAGCGTTGCAAGAAATGCTTACCTGTCCACTCTGTTTCCGAATGAGAACCTAAATCTAATGGAAGGAAATATTCTAACTTCCATTTATTAGGAAAACCTTTGTCAGTTGTTTCATACGTAAACCATGCTGGACCGCTCCATTCAATATCAAAGCGATTCAAAAGGTAATCTATCTTTTGTTGCAACGGGCCTGTAATTATTAGCTTCATTACTTATCAACTCCTTTTCTTTTTCTATTATTGTTAAAAATCGTTTATTTTGCAGATACTTAGCATTTTGATAGAGATCATCAAGATGACCAATCTCAGCTCTTAGTTTTCTACAAATTGCTCGTTTATTCCCTGGATCAGCCTGAGGGAACTCATCATCCTGAAAAGATTCAAAATCCATCATATGCAGATATTCTGGATCATTTACTTTGTCTATAAGCTCTAAAGGAAGTTCACGATTCCTTCTATTATTAGACCTAAGCCCAAATGATACATTTCTTGCTCTGATTGAATCGATATTATTAACACAACGAGTAATATCTGTAATTCTCAGTTCTTGATCAGTTACTTGCTCTAGTTTTCCAGGTTCATTACTCCATCGCCACATAAAAAAGGCTGGTAATTTATAATACTGTGATTCATGTGGTCTGCTTGACCAAGCTCTTATTGTATTATATTCAGACTTTTTGATAGTTCCTTG